AGAAGACGAAATCAAGCGCAACACCGCTGCTTTGTCAACCGTACAGGTTGTTCTTCTAAAGCCAGACAACACCACCCCTGCTATCACCTATACTTTGTACGGTGCATTCCCAAGCAGTCTTGCTTCAGTTGATCTCTCGTTCGATGAGCAGACAGCACCATTGGAGTATTCAGTTACTTTCCAATACAGTTACCACAAAGTCGTCTAATAAGACAATTTTGGGCTAAAACAAACATAAATACTGGTATCCAAAAGATGCCAGTATTTGTGTATTTTTGGACTAATTAGGAGAACCTATGCCAGAATCAAATCCAAATCTTTCCGAAGTATTGGAAAAAGTAGCAAGAACAGCGAGGATGGCTCGCACAAACTTGTTCTCTATCAATTTCGTCGGAGCAGCAGCACCAGCAACTCTGGCAAAGAGCCTTGCAATTAGAGGAAAAGGAACACAATTACCTGGATCGGAACTAGGAGTAATAGAAGTTCCCTATAGAGGAAGAAAACTCAAAGTTCCAGGACAAAGAACATTCTCTGAATGGACTGTGACAGTAATGGAAACAGAAAGCATGGAAGTTCGCATTGCTCTTGAGCGGTGGATGAACAGCCTTGATGGAGCGTTAACAGGAACGAGAGATTCTGGAAAAATATCCGATATTGTGGTAAAGAATCTTTCCTCTACTGGTTTAACTCCAATTATGACATATAAACTATATGGCGGATTTCCTACGAATATCGGTCCTGTAGAGATGTCATTTGATGAACAAACCGCTCCTATGGAATACCAAGTCACTTTTCAGTATTCATTCCATACTTTGGATTCTGTTGGTGGATAATCGTGGTTTGTCTACATAAATGAACAGGGAGAAATTATGGCTATCAATATTTTTGGTTTTGAGTTAGGAAAGAGAAAAGCCCCAAGAACTTTACCAGAACTTGAGGGAGAGAAGCCACCAGTAAAATCGTTCATTCCTCCAGATTTGGACGACGGTGCTTCGGTTGTTGACTTTATTGGTGGCTATGGTTTTGGCGTACAGGCAATAAACTATGATCTTGCCTATCGAAGTGATGGAGAGTTAATCCAAAGATATCGTCAAATGAGCGATCATGCTGAAGTACAGACAGCAATTGAAGACATTGTTAATCAGGCAATAGTGTTAAACGAAAAGACAGATCCTGTGAGCATCAACCTTGATCGTGTTGAACTTGGAGCCAATGTCAAAAAGAAAATAAGAGCAGAATTTGATGAAATTCTACGGATGATGAATTTCAATACAAAGGGAAGCGATCTATTCAAAAAATGGTATATTGATGGAAGACTTTTCTTACAAATTCTTATGGACGAGAAAAAGCAAAGAAAAGGAATAGTCGAACTTCGGGTTATTGATCCGCTAAAGATACAGAAAGTGCGAAATATTGAGCGTGAAGTGTCAGAAAGCGGAATAAAGTTCATAAAGAAGATACAGGAGTATTATCTGTATACTGCTGATGACTTTGTAGGAAATGGTAGAGATACAATCAATTACCGTTACTCCAATGAAGGCGTTATTCTTTCTCCTGATTCTGTTGCCTATATTTCGTCTGGTTTCATAGACCCAACAACAAAGAAGATTCTTGGCTATCTTCACAAGGCTATCAAGCCACTTAATCAGTTGAGAATGCTTGAAGATTCCATTGTTATCTACCGTATTTCCCGTGCACCAGAACGCCGTATTTTCTATATTGATGTTGGTTCTCTTCCGAAGAACAAATCAGAGCAGTATCTCCGTGAAATAATGCAGAGATATCGCAATAAACTTGTATATGATACTTCGACTGGAGAACTTCGTGATGAAAAACGGCATATGTCTATGCTTGAAGACTTCTGGATGCCTCGCCGTGAAGGTGGCAAAGGAACTGAAGTACAGACTCTGCCAGGTGGTCAAAATCTCGGAGAACTACAAGATGTAGACTACTTTCTAAAGAAACTGTACACTTCTCTCCATGTTCCTCCTTCTCGTTTCAAAGAGGACTCTGGTTTCAATATGGGAAGAGCAGCAGAAATCTCCCGTGATGAAGTTAGATTTACAAAGTTTGTCAACAGACTACAGGGAAGATTCTCTGAAATTTTCTTACAGTTGCTTCGGATTCAACTAATTGCAAAGAATATTCTAACAGAAGATGAATGGAAAGATTTCTCATACGATATTTCCTTTGACTATGCGACAGATCAATACTTTGCAGAACTGAAAGAGAATGAAATGACTCTTTCTCGTCTTCAGACTCTACGAGAAGCAGAGCCATATCTTGGTCGCTTTATCTCAAGCAGATGGGCAAAGAAGCACATTCTTCAGATGAGTGACGATGAAATAGAAGCAATGAAACAAGAAATGGATAAAGAGGCAGCAGAACAACCACAGGGCATGATGCCTGGTATGCCTATGGGTATGCCTATGCCACAGGCGGGTCAAATGGGCATGGAAACACAGGGTATGCCTACGGGCGGTGAACCACCTATCGAAGAGCCACCAGAAATAGAAATGGATGAGTTGGAGTCTGATCTTGGAGTTTCTTCCGATGAGTCTACTCTTGGATTACCAGAGGTAGAACCAATAGAAACAGAAGAACCAGAGGTAGCAACACAGGACACAGAGGGTGCTACAGGAGAACAAATGAGTGATGCTGAAGTTGAAAGAATGCTTGCATCATACGAAGGCTTCTTCCCCTCAAAGATACAAGGACATCCTGTGGTATTAACAGAATCAATAAAACCAAGTCTTGCTACATCTCTGCCAACAGGAAAGCCTCTCTCCTCATTTGGAAAGAAAGTGCTTCATTCTGTTCTAAACAGAGTTAATCAAAACAACAATTTATCTACATAATCCTATAAGGAGATTAAACCATGAATACCCATATTATTGATTTTCTTCGCAATCTCTCCGATGAAAATGTTATCGCAGCAAAAGAGAGCATTCACTCCGCACTAGCACAGAAAGTAGGCGATGCCCTTTCTGCCCGTGAGGAAGAAATAAAGAATTCTCTCTATAACAAACCAAATAAGGAAGAATAATGTTTCTTATCACCGAAACCACTCAAGACAATGTTCGCCTTATTACCGAAGAATCCAAAGGCGAAAAACAGCATTTCATTGAAGGTATTTTCATGCAATCCGATGTTAAGAATAGAAATGGGCGTGTATACCCCAAAGATATTCTAACTAAAGAAGTAGAAAGATTTAACAATGAATATGTTCAAAAGAACCGTGCTATGGGTGAACTCGGTCATCCAGATGGTCCAACAGTCAACCTTGAGCGTGTTTCTCACCTTATCAAAGATCTTCGTGTAGAAGGCAAAGAGGTGTTTGGAAAAGCAAAGATTCTTGACACTCCTATGGGAAAAATAGCAAAAAATCTACTCGGAGAAGGCTGTATGTTTGGTGTGTCTAGCCGTGGAATGGGTTCACTACAAGAAAAGAATGGAGTGAACTATGTTCAAGACGATTTCATGCTTGCAACTGTTGATATTGTCGCAGACCCTTCTGCTCCCAATGCCTTTGTCAATGGCATAATGGAAGGAAAGCAATGGATCTGGGAAAATGGCATAATCAAAGAAAGACAGATCGAAAGATACAAAAAAGTCATTAAAGAGTCAAATAGAAGAAATCTAGAAGAGAACGCTATTCGTGTTTTCAAAGATTTCTTGTCGAAACTGTGATTTTCATACATACGAAAGCAATGAAACCTTAGAAAAACGGGAGCATTACCAATGGCAAAGAATCCAAAAGATATTGAAATGGAAGAAGAAATGTGTGAAGGATGTGGAAGCGACTACTCTCATTCTGGTAAGAAAAAGATGAAAGAGTCTGCCGCCACCAAAACAAAGGCAAAGCGCATGGCTGTGCAGGATGAATATGACATGAAAGACGAAGAAGACATGGAAGAAATGAAAGAGCAAGAGAACATGGACATGGAAGACGAAGAGGAAACCGTCGAAGAAGGTTATGAAACCAAGATGTCTAAGTCTAAAGTTTCTGAACAAGAGATGGAAGACGAAGAAGACATGGAAGACGAAGAAGACATGGAAGACGAAGAAGACATGGAAGAAATGAAAGAATCCATCGAAAAAATCTTCGAAGGTCAGAATCTTACCGAAGAATTCAAACTCAAGATCAGCACTCTGTTTGAAGCAGCAGTAAATGATCGTGTAAAGTTGGTTGAAGATCGTCTTGCAGAAAAGTTCACAGAACTCCTTGAGTCTGAAGTTGAAAGTATTGCAAATGATCTAACAGAGAAAGTTGATTCTTATCTAAATTATGTAATCTCTGAATGGATGGAAGAGAATAAACTCGCCGTAGAGCGTGGCATCCGTACAGATGTTGCTGAATCATTCATTTCTGGACTACATCAGTTGTTTACCGAACACAATATCTCTGTTCCAGAAGGACAGACTGATTTGCTTGACCAAACAGCAACCAATCTAGAAAAGGTCACAGAGCAACTAAACAATCAAATCAAGAAAACAGTTCAACTTTCAGAAGAACTGAAAAAGTACCAAAGAGCCGAAATCTTTGCACAGGTAACTGAAGGTCTTTCTGCCGTACAGACAGATAAACTTCGTAGTCTTGCAGAGAACATGAACTACTCGGATAACAAGGAATTTGAGGCTAAACTCAATATTCTCAAGGAAAACTACAGTGGTTCAACAAAGAAGGCTTCTGTGTCTTCAACACAAGTAGAAGATACATCCGAACCACAACCTCTAAACGAATCACCAAGCGAAGTCAATGCATATCTACAGGCTATGCTTCGCAAGAACAAATAAAGTCTAAAACTAAAAAAGACTAAATACCAAAGAATCTATCTTCAAAGGAGAGAAAAGAAATGGATACGACAGCATTCCTTACAGAACAAGCACTAAAGAAGTGGAAGCCAATTCTTGAGCATCCAGAACTCGGTGCAATCAAAGACCCATACCGCAAGTCCGTTACAGCCCTGATGCTTGAGAATCAGCAACAGGCACTAAACGAAGCAGCACCAGCAAATGCGCTGGGTGCAGGACTAGCAAATCTAGCACAGACAGGAAATTCATCACTACAGTCATTTGATCCAGTGATGATCTCCCTCGTTCGTCGTGCAATGCCAAATCTTATTGCATACGATGTCTGCGGCGTTCAGCCAATGACAGCCCCAACAGGTTTGATCTTCTGCATGAAGTCACGCTATGCATCAGGAAACGGTTCAACACCATCTGTAGCAAAGTCAAATGCCGAAGCACTCGGTATAACAGCCGCTAATACCTTCTACTCAGGTACTGGTCCTTATCTTGATGGTTCATACAGTGGAACCACAGTTGCTACTGCCGAAGCCACTCTTGCAACTCTCATTGGATCTGATCCTGGTCAGTCTGGTGCTAATGCATACTCTGGTATCGGAATGAGCACACAGTCTATGGAAGCAGGACTTTACACCAACCAAGCCTTTAACGAGATGGGCTTCTCAATTGAGCGCACATCAGTCATTGCCCGTTCCCGTGCTCTCCAAGCATCATACTCTGCTGAAATTGCACAAGACCTCAAGGCTGTTCATGGTCTTGATGTTGAGACAGAACTCGCAAACATCCTCACGAATGAAGTTCTTGCAGAAATCAACCGTGAAGTTGTTCGTACAATCTATCAGGTAGCAACTCTTGGTTGCAAGAATTCTGAAGATTCTAACTTGACAAACGGAGATTTCAATCTCTCAACAAACTCTAACGGTCGTTGGGCAGCAGAACGCTATCGTGGTCTGTTCTTCCAAATTGAGCGTGAAGCAAATGCTATAGCAAAGGACACTCGCCGTGGTAAGGGTAACATCATCATCTGCTCTTCAGATGTTGCATCTGCTCTTTCTATGACAGGTCTTCTTGAGTCCAATCAGGCTGGTGCATTTGGCAAGGATGTTGATGACACTGGAACCACATTCGTTGGAACCATTGGTCGCTTCAAGGTCTACATCGACCCATATGCTCCAACCGGAACAAACTTCTGCGTAGTCGGCTATAAGGGTACTTCACAGTACGATGCAGGCTTCTTCTACTGCCCATATGTTCCTCTACAAATGGTTCGTGCAATCGACCCAACGAACTTCCAGCCAAAGATCGGCTTCAAGACTCGTTACGGTATTGCAGCCAATCCATTCGCCACGCTTTCAAATACCCCATTGGATTACAATACAGGTATCCAAATGCGTAGCAATACATACTATCGTATCTTCACCATAAGCAACCTACACGGAGCCTCATCAGCCTGATAGGTGGTCTGAAGATCGGATTCTAAGGTTTGTGAGACAGGGGAGGGAAACCTCCCCTGTTTCCTTTTGTCTACATACAGTAGGAGAAAGACATGGAATACACAGAAGAATACTTCAACTCTCTTCAACCTCTTTCAAGAGATGACACAAGGTTTGCAACCCCAAACTATCTCTCTCCAACATCTTTCAGAGTTATAGTACCAAGACTTCCGATGATGACATATTATGTACAGAGTGTTAGTATTCCTTCTGTTGTTCTCGGCTACATGGAAATACCAGCATACAAAGGACTACCGAAACAACAGGCTCCATCATATCTCGACATATCAGACAATATCATAATAAACTTCAATATAGACGAAGACATGAAGAATTGGCAAGAGATATACGATTGGATGGGTAAAGTAGTATCAACTCCAGACAATAACGGAAGTGTAAACCCTAAAGATTCTTTGTTGTACAATGGAATCATTGTTCTGATATACAATAACGCAAAGAAACTAAAGAAGAAGTTCACATTCAACAATTGTTTTCCAACAAATCTTTCGTCATTTGAGATGAACTCTGGAGTGCCTTCGATTGATCCGATTCTCTTAACTGTAAATTTTGAATACTCTCATTTTGAAGTACAGACATTTTGACTTCAATAAAACTCGTGATATACTATAAACACTATGACATTTGAAGAACTACAAGCAGAAATAGAAAAAGACCTATCGTTTGATGAGACTCAACTAGACACTGAGTCTCTTCGTATTCCTCAACTACACAACAAGTATTTGAAGCATCTCTATTCAGAGAAACTTATACTCAAGAAACTGAAAATTGATCTCGGTGAGCAAACAAGACTAAAATATGAATACTACACTGGAAAACTAGATGAAACAACTCTAAAGAGTCTTGGTTGGGAGCCATTCCAACTTCGTGTTCTCAAAAACGACATCGAAATGTATCTTGAAGGAGACAAGGATCTAAACAAGATTCGTGGAAGAATACAACTTCAAGAAGAAAGAGTTGATTATATTGAGGCAACAGTCAAGGCGATATCTAACCGTGGCTGGCTTATTCGCAATGCTATAGATTGGAAGAAATTCCTCGGTGGTGTATGAACCTGTTCCAATGGGAAATGAGCGATATTGACGATGATTCTCAATCCATAAATATGGATGAGATGAATGATATTATTGCTACCCAATTAAACGCCGTATACATCAAAGTCGATTGTGATCGCTCTGTATCACAAGAGATATCCGATTTCTTCACATTCAAAGTTCCTGGCTATCAGTTCATGCCAGCCTATAGAAATAAGATGTGGGATGGGAATATTCGCCTTTTCAACACATACGAAAAAATCCTGTATGCAGGATTGACTGATTATCTTGCCAAGTTTGCACAAGACCGTGGATATCCATGCGACATAGTTAAAAAATCCGAATACGATTCTCCTCTATCTTCACGGGATGGACTTGTAGAGTATCTAAACTCTCTCAAACTTGTAGCAGCAGGAAAAGACATTACTCCACATGAGCATCAGATAGAAGCAATACACCGCTCTCTAGAGGAAAAAAGATGTCTGCTTCTCTCTCCGACTGCAAGTGGAAAATCTCTGATAATCTATTCAACCATACGCTACTTGATTGACCATGCACAGAACAGCCATGACAAGAAGATACTACTCATTGTTCCAACGATAGGTCTTGTGAACCAAATGTACTCTGATTTTCTTGACTACTCTCAGAAAAATGGATGGGATGTGAAGAAAAATTGTCAGATGATTTTCTCTGGCAAAGAGAAGACAACAAAGGCAAAGATCATCATCTCCACTTGGCAGTCTGTCTACAAGATGAAGCCTGATTACTTTGAGAATTTCTTCGCCGTGTTTGGAGATGAGTGCCATCTATTCAAAGCAAAAAGTCTTTCTTCAATCATGGAGAAATGCACAAATGCTTACTACCGAATAGGAACAACAGGAACACTTGATGGAACTCAAACACATAAATTGGTAATTGAAGGATTATTTGGGAAAGCCATAAAGATCACGAGCACAAAGGATCTTATGGATAAGAATCTTCTTTCTCCTCTGAAAATAGAGTGCATCACTCTGAAGCATTCGGAGGAAGACAGGCGTGAATGCAAAGGAATGAAGTATGCAGAAGAGATCAAGTGGCTTACAGAGAATAAAAAGAGAAACAGATTCATATCCGAGATGGCAGTTAACCTCAAAGGAAATACCCTTGTTTTGTTTCAGTACATTGAACACGGAAAAACATTGTTCTCTGAAATAGAAAAACTTTCAAACGGAAAGCATCAAGTTTTTCTTGTGTATGGAGCAACAGAAGCCGATACAAGAGAAGAAGTTCGGCAGTTGGCAGAGGCAAATGAAAATGCCATCATTGTTGCTTCCTACGGAACATTCTCTACAGGAATCTCAATCCGAAGACTTCATAATGTTGTGTTTGCCTCACCATCCAAGTCCCGCATACGGGTATTGCAGTCTATTGGCAGACAATTAAGAAAGTCCGAGCATAAAGAATCAGCAAAACTGTTTGATATTGGAGATGACTTGAGTATCAAATCCTACCGCAACCATACCCTTAAGCATTTGACCGAGAGGGTGAACCTATACATACAAGAGAAGTTCGATTACCGTCTTGTACGGCTCGACATCTAACAGGAGAAGTTTCATGGCAAAAGAAAATTCAGATATAGTTGTCCTTAAACTTCGTAACGGAGATGAACTTGTAGCCAAAAAGACAGGTGGTACAAAGACTTTCCTTACGCTCAATCGTCCACTACAACTACAGAGATCAACTCTGCTTGACCCTGTTAGTGGTGATGTTCGCAAGAATATTTGCATATTCCGTGATTGGCTGGAATTCAGCACAGACCTTGAATGCACCATTCCTATGGAAACTGTTCTTGTTTGCTCTGCTGCAAATCCAGATATCTCAAAGAGATATACACAAGAACTGCATCTTTTAGACAATCCTCAACCAAAAAAGCCAAAGAAAGACTCTCCAAAGGATGATCTTACTGAAGCCATTTATCAATCAATAAAGGGTCAAAAGGCTGCTTCTATTGAGGATATTCTTGCTAAATTGACCAAACCACCACAGACTCCCCAACCACCATCAGCAGAGCCACCCAAACAATCGGAATCTATAGTTTCTGCTCACTTTCAGATGCCACCTGATGTCTTTCTGAATATCATACTAAATCTTCCAATATTTGAGATGGGTCAAGATATGATTGATGATATGGATGATGGTGATGGCTTTGGTGATGATTCCGACTCGGAGGAAGACCCTAAAAATCCGAAGACTCCTCCTAACCCTAAAAACAAAAAGAACCGTAAGCCAGAGTCGGGGGAAGATCCTCCCGAGGGTTGGAACGGTCGTTTCGGCTTTCCGAAGTAAGTATCAGAGATAATGGGGAACTCTTTACTGGGTTCTTCATTGAATCCCGACACACTACTTATGCTGTCACTACACAGATACCCCAAAGGAAAGATCTAAATTAGAATAAATCAGTTTAGAATCTTCTTGACGGTTGAGAAATCCCGTGCATACTATAGTCAACTACAAAGGAGATGAAGTGAGCCAACCAAAGAAACGACAGAAGCGTGACCACTATATTGATAATGAACGCTTCTTTAAAGAAATGGAAGAATGGAAGAAATTAGTTGTAGAAGCAGAACACACTGGAGAAACAGAACCTCCAATCACCTCTTACATTGGAGAGTGTTTTCTAAAGATTGCAGAACAACTTTCTTCAAAGCCTAATTTTGCACATTACGCATATCGTGATGAGATGATTAGTGATGCTGTAGAGAACTGTGTTGTCTATGCTGCTAATTTTGATCCAGAAAAGAGTGCAAATCCTTTCTCATATTTCACACAAATAATCTATTATGCATTTCTTCGCCGTATACAGCGAGAGAAAAAGCAGGCTTTCATCAAATACAAGATGGTGAGAGATAGAGTTGGCGATGGAAATATGGGCAGACAACTGAACAGGATGCGAGGATTTGAAGATGGAGTAGATTCTCCGATAGAATATCGTGATCCTGCTGCAAGGCGGTTTGACCTTTCTGAAACAGATATAGAGAATTTCAACAAAGAGTTAGAAAAAGAAGACAAGAGAGGTAAGTCAAAGAAGAAGCAAAAGAGAAAGCCCAAAGGACTTGAAAATCTTTTTGAGGAAACAGATGAAGATAGCAATAATAAGTGACACGCACTTTGGGGTTAGAAACGATTCTCCTCTATTTCTTGAATACTCCTTCAGATTCTTTGAAGGTATATTCTTTCCTTATCTAAAGAATAACAACATCGACACAGTTATTCATATGGGTGATCTTCTTGATCGCCGCAAGTATGTCAATTTCAACACTCTTTCTCAAGTGAAGAAAAGATTCTTTACTCCTCTGCGTGAACAGGGAATCAAAATGCATTGTATTCCTGGAAATCACGATACTTATTGGAAGAATACAAATGACCTTAACTCTCTTCGTGAGTTGTTTCACGATGATTTACACCTATACGAGTCTCCAACAACGATAGACTTTGATGGGTGTTCTATTCTATTTTTGCCCTGGATAACAAAACAAAATTCTCAAGAGTGCGAGGATGCTCTTGAGAATTCAGTGGCTCCCGTTCTTGTTGGGCATCTTGAACTTGACGGCTATGAAGTTATGCGTGGTATTAATCATAATGGAGGAATGTCGGACAACATTCTTCATAAATTTGATTTAGTATTATCGGGTCACTTTCATTGCCGTCAGTATCGTGGTAATGTTCATTATCTTGGAACGCAGTATGATTTGAATTTCTCTGATCTCCATGAGAAGAAGGGATTTCATGTCTTTGATACAGAAACACGGGAGTTATCATTCATAGAAAATCCAAACAAGATGTATCATAAGATATTCTATGACGACACGGAAACAGATTACACCAACTTTCCGTGTGAACGGTACAGGGATTGCTATCTGAGGGTAGTTGTGACCAACAAGACTCAAGAGATGGTCTTCAGCGGGCTTTGCGAGGCTCTGGTAGCCTCTGGGGTGGCTAATCTGTCCATCGTGGAAGAGTTGAATGATGAAACTTCAGCAGGAGAACGGGTAGATGTGTCTAAAGGTACGATAGAATTGATAAACGATACCATTGATGAGATGGAAATGAATGTAAATAAAGAGAAACTAAAGAATGTGATTCGTGAACTGTATATTGACAGTATGAGTGTGTGAAATCCTACATATGGTAAGTTTCATATGGAGAACACATGGAAAAGAAAGAAATTAACCTCTATATTAGAGAAGTCCTGTCCAAATTGGAAGAGGATGTGATTTCCAATCTCCACGAAGCACCACAGACCCCTGCAACAGAGACAGATCCAGAGTATGAGATAAAGAATCTACCGAGGCTTCTTCAGTTAGCCCGTGCCGGTTTGGTTCCCGAGGATATGGTTTGGAAAATGACCAATATTCTTAAAGATCCGAAGAGGTTTGGAGTATCTCCAAAGATAAGAAATCAACTTTATGATCTGATGATAAAGACTTTAAATTATATTGTCGTATCAGATCCCGCTGCATGGGCAAGATTCAGAGCATTTCTTATGAATGAGGAGATGGAGAAAGAAATGAAAGAAAACAACATAAAGAATCTTTTCAAGAAAGCAATAAGAGAAACTGTTTCTGAAATAAATGGAGAGTTCTCAAAAGAGAGAACAATCACAGAGGCACGATTACAGGAAGCCGCCGCTCACCAGCCAGGTGAGCATTGGGAGGCAAGCACTGGCGAATCGTGGGCAGGAAAGAACGAAAGAGGAG